AAGAGTTGGAAATAATTACCAAGTATGTAACGAAGTCGATCAATGGCGATAAGGTTCGTCCCCGTGTTATCTCTTCGCATGGTATAGGCGAAAATTACCTTAATACCGACGAGGCTTGCCTGCATAAGATCGGCGATAAGTATCAGCCTTCTATGTTGCTTAATGGCTTCCCGCAGGCTATGCCGCGTTATTATTATAACAAGGTGTTCACGGAAGTTGATAAGCAAAATATGATTCTCGATCGTTATATTAATCCTCCTGTTGAATTCAGTTGGCAGGGTCAGAAGTTTTCGAGTAAATTTGACCAAGTTGTACAGCGTAATGCTACTTTCGAGTTAAATAAGTCGATTGGTCTTACTCCTTCCGCTCCCCTACCCTCTTTGCCTCGTGTTTCTTCTTTTGATAGATTCAAACAACTTATTGACGAAATTAAAGATTTTGAATAATGGCAAAATATCGTATTCCATCGGATTATAAAAACGATGTTTCTAAAGCCCTCCATAATTGGAAATCTCCTATCGGCGGTACTGTTCATCCTGGGCTTGCTTATCCGCTTCATCATCGGCATTTGAATACCGGTGACCGTGTCCGCGGGCGTATCGAAACTCTTGTTCAGTCGCAACCTATGCGTGGCCCGCTCTTGAACGGGTTTAAGCATGTTACTATTGCTGTTTTTATGCCGGATTCGTATATTTATGGTTGGATGCGCAATGGAAAGCGTTTTACACCTGACCAGTATATGAGCTTTGGCAAGTGGCGTTTCTCCGCGTCTGGTTTTTCCTCTGTTCGCTACACTGATTCTGCGTTTAATAGTGAGCGTACTATTATGCCGCTTTCGCGTGGTATGTCGCCTGACGATTTTACTAATGGTGGCACTTTCTTTGAACAATGGGTAAGCGATCGGGATTTGGAATCCGGGTCGTTTTATTCGCATATTGGTCGTGGCGGTCTTTGGGATTGGCTCGGTGTCGCTCCCGGTGCTGTTCATCCTTATTTTGGCAAAGGTATTTCGGGTGGTCTCGAGTCTGATTCCTTTAAATGGAGTATTTCGCCTTTCGTTTGTTATTTCTTGTCCTGTTATTACTATATAGCGAATATGCAGGAGGATTATATGTATTTCACTCGTTCGGTTGCTGAACTTTCCCCCGGTACGACTGCGAATACTTTGTCTGAAATTCCGTTTAATAAACTTTTTTCTTCGATTGCACCCAATGATTTTTTGGATTGCATAAGTTCGCTTGCAAGTCTCTCGGCTTCGGGTGCTGTTCCCGATTTGAGTACGGCTTTGTCGCCGTCTATTCCGCGTAATCAAGCTTTTTATGGTATGCTTTCTTCTGCCCTCGGGGGTCATGGCGGCCTTATCGCTGTTCCTTATTCGCCCGATTTGTTTGGTAATATTATTAAGCAAGGTACTTCCCCTTCGACGCAAATTGAGGTTATTAATGACCCCGACGGCACTGCGTCCAGTACTGGTTATACTGTTGCTGTTCCCGAACTTCGTTTTAAGACGAAGATTCAAAACATGGCTGATCGTTATTTTGTTTCCGGTGGTCGTTTTGGTGATGTTCTTCGAACTCTTTGGGGAACCAAGTCGTCCCCTTATATCAATAAGCCGGAGTTTTTAGGTGTTTGGCAGGCTGCTATTAATCCTCTTAATACTGTTGCTACCTCTAACGGTGTTGCTGATGACGAATCTATGAACGTAGGCCAGATGGCTGCCCGCATTGATGATTATTCGAAGTATAAAGGTGCTCAAGGCATTGATTACTATGCCAAAGAACCGGGTACTCTTATGTTTATTACGATGCTTGTTCCGCAGCCTTCGTATTGCCAGGGTTTGCACCCCGATCTTTATAGTCCGACTTTTGCGGATGATTTTAATCCCGAATTGGTCGGCATTGGTTTTACCTCTGTTCCTCGTCATCGTTTTACTATGATGCCGGAGGGCTTTGCGGATCGTACTGCTTCGAATCCGTGGTTTAGGCAATCTACCGCCCCCACAGCTTCGGTTGATCCTACTACCGTTTCTGTCGGTGATGAGGTTGCTTGGTCTTGGTTGCGGACCGATTATCCTCGTTTGCATGGTGAATTTGCGCAGAATGGCGTTTATCAGTATTGGACCCTCGTCCGTCGTTTTACTGAATACTATGTCGCTTCGAAACCTGATGCGGAAGATCCTGCTTATACTGATTTTTCTTACTATGGCACTTACGTGAATCCTCTTTCTTGGCAGTATCTTTTTGTTGGCAATTCGTTTGCTGATCCTAATTTTGTTATTCTTGCGGATGTAAATTTAACTGTTACTTCTTCTGTTCCTGCTAATTACATGCCTTATCTCGGTCGATAGTTGACGTATAACATTATGTATAAAAAACGAATTCTTCTAAATTCTGGAAAGGCTTCCGGTTCTTTCAATCCTTTTTGTGATAGAGTTAATGTAGCTCGCCCCGTTTCTTACTATGTAAACGGTGGTGTTGACCTTGACGGTGTATCGGACCGACCTCCTTTGCCTGCTCATTTCGATGCGAAAGAAGACATTTCTTCCGGCGATATTGATATGGCTACCGATCCCCGTGTTAGTCGCATGGATATTGCCGATTATGCTTCGCATGTATATTCGGAGGTTGAGGCAAAGGCAGCTGAAGATATTGCAAATGTCGACTAATTGAACAGTGAAAATGAGGAGGGCCGCAATATACTCGATATATATTGCGGAGTGCGGAAGCACGTCCCTCCTCTCTATATTGAAGGAAAAATAGAACAATATGGGATTTTTAAGTTCACTGATTAGTTCGCTTGGTGGTAATGTTGCTTCCGGCTTGACTGGTGCGCTTTTTGGCGGTATCTCCGCTGGCCGAAATTGGCGTTATCAGAAAAAGGCGATGAATTTACAGCAGCAGTATAACGAGCGTAATATGCAATTGCAGTATGATTATGCTACGAAGGCATGGGAGCGCGAAAATAGGTACAACAATCCTTCTGCTTCTGCTGCTCGTTGGCGTCTTGCTGGCATTTCGCCTGTCGCTGTTTATGGTAATTCACCTGGTGGTGCTGGCGTTGCTGGTTCAATGTCTACCCCGGATAGTTCTAATCCTGCCGGTTCTGGTAATGTTGATAATTCGACTTATCATCCTGTTTCTACTGTTGCGGATTTTATGCGTTTGGAGAACGAGAAGAAAGTTGCCGATTCGCAGGCTGATCTCAATAAAGCTCTTGCCGACAAGGCTCGTGGCGATACGAAAGACCCGGATATTACGAAGCAGCAGCAAAAGCTTGATTTTGATTGGACCCTTGTTAAAAAACAGCGTGAAGAGGTGCAAAAGTCTGTTGATGAAATTAATAGCGAGTATCAAAGAGCCACGAATGAAGCGGATTTGCAAATAAAACAGCAAATTTTGTTTGAAACTATGGCAAAAATTGATAAATTGCTTGCCGATAAGGAAGTTTCTGAAGAGATGAAGTTGAATCTTAAAGAGCAACGGAAGTTGATTCAGTCGCAAGTTGATACCGAGAAGTCTAAACAGCGTAACCTTGATTCTGATTCTGATTATAAGGATGCTATTCGTGAAACTGAAGATCTCTTGCGATCGGGTAAGCGGAAGCTTCAAGTCCGTGAAATTATGAAAGTTGTTTATGAAACCTTTGGTCAAGACCTTTCGAATGCTCGTCAGATTGAAGAGCTTGCTCGATTAATGACGGCTACCGATAGACCTTCAAGTATTCCCGCTTATTTAGATAAAATTGCAGAGCAAATTGGCGGCAAGGATCAGAATGAGAAATGGGAAGCAAAAGGTCGTTTATCTGAAAATTTACGTAAACTTTTAAAGTCTTATGATGATTAATTTGTTGTATTCATTTCTCGCGATAGGTTGCGGGCAGGTAGTAGTTCTTTTTCTTTTTGTTATTCCGTTTTTGCTGTTAATCCGCGCGATCATCCGCTGGTTTAATCGTCATTGATCACTGCCCCGCCCTATCGGACGGGGTTTTTGTTTGTGTGGATCCACGATCAATGTTGTTGCATAGTATTATGCAATACATAGTATTTTACAACTGTAATTTACATATGTAAATTACTGATATTCAACCTTTAGCGCATGCGTACTTACTGATGGCCCGGCCACCTTCGTCTTGAGCCCTCCCACGGAGCTCGAGACGTTGGTGCGCCGGGCTATTTCTTTTCACTACCCTACTACTAACGTAGTATTTCGCCGCAACGAAATACGAAGTGTTTCCGATATGCTATGCGTGCGTGCGTGTTTCACGCGTGCGCGCAATAATTCTATTGAAATAATTGTAAAATAATTAGTCTTTTTTTTTGTAGTTGTAAAATATTTATATATATTTGTCATGTCGGTTCTCGACATTCGTTCTTTGACGTATTACCCCCCCCTACTCTACTCTCCGGGTAATACGCTTCTCTTTGTAAGTCGTTGATTCTCAACGAATTATTGTCATTATGTTAAATAATGGGAGGTTTCAAGCTACTTACTGCGTTGTCCTTTAGGATTTTACATTTGTAACATTTACCTATTGATATACCAATAGATACCGCCGACAAAGACCGCTCCGCCGGCGATATTGCCCAAAGTCGCGGGAACAAGATTGGCAAGCAGAAAATCGGACACGGTGACCGATGCACCGTGCATCATGCCCAGCGGAATGAAAAACATATTGGCGACGCTGTGTTCATAACCGATTGCCACAAAACACATTATCGGGAAAAACAATCCCAGCAGCCGGCCCACGACATCGTTGGCGCTCAAACCCAGCCACACGGCCAGGCACACCAGCCAGTTGGCGCCGACACCCCGCAGGAACACCGTGAGCCACGGCATCGAGACCTTTGCCTCGGCAACACTGACGGCCGCCGAACGCCACGCCTCGGCAGAGAGCATGCCGGGAAGTTTCACGAGAAAACAGGCGAAAAACAGCGACCCGACAAAATTTCCGGCATAGACCAACATCCAATTTAACAACACCTTACGCCATCCATAACGTCGTCCCAATGCACCGGGGATCAGCACGGCATTATTGCCCGTAAAGAGTTCCGCTCCTGCGAAAACGACCAGCATAAGGCCCAGCGGGAAGACAAGTCCGGAGAGCAGGCGCTGCAATCCCGGAGCAGGAGCCATCGACGGAAAGCCATACCCTATCACGATGGAAAACAAGCCTCCCATAGAAATATAGGCGCCAGCTAAAAACGCTAAAATCAATATTTTGCGAACGGGAAGCGAAATCTTGTCGGAGGCGGCCCTCTCCACCAGGGCGAGGACCTCTTTCGGATTGTTTATCGGCATACGGGGATTTTAATCGGGGGCCAAAGATAAACATTTCGGCCGAAACGACAAAAAACGGCTCTCGGGAATGCTCCGAACCGGCCGTAACTACTCGCGACATATCGACCAATACAATGCGAGGCGACTGCACGGAGCAATCTGACAACACGAACATAAAGATAAGACAATGCTTCCCGGCATATTTCCGGGAAGCGTTGTCCGATTATCGGTACATCCGACCGTTCCGAATACAGTCCGACGCCTGCCCGGGGACGATAAGAAAACCGTAGTTATATACCTTTTCACACAGCCGGTACGGCATTTCCGGGCGGGCCTTGATACTCCAGGAATCGGTTCCGCCGACCCCGGCCTGCACAAGGTCGATATTCACCGTCAGCCGGTCGGAAGAGCACTCCGCTTCGGAGGCATGTCCGGCCTCTTCAAGAGCCTCCGGCGAACAGCGGCGGACGGCGACGCTGA